ATGGTATTTACTGAGACCAGTTCACCTGCTAACAGTTATTTAGGAATTTATGAGGCAGCAGATCAATTAAAAGATTCAGCAGATCCTAATATATCTAGATTTGATTATGTGCCTAGAAACTACTCAACTCTACCAAATAATTTTTATCCTAATACTAATTATATTTCGCCAGAATTAAGTACTAATCCAGGTCCTAAAAATATAAATTCTAATTTTTATAAAGTACCTACATATTCACCTATAACATTTACTCCTACTGGAATAGCATGGGATGGTGATGGAGAAATTTGGGTAACAGGAGAAGATGTGATAAAATTTGACGGATTAAACTATTACACTTATGATTCTACAAATAGTCCGATTCCGGGAATTGGGATTAAAACTAATTGTATAAAAATAGATCGTAATGATGTTAAATGGATAGGAATAGATAACGATTTATATCCTCTTGTAAAAATAGACGAGAAAGATCCATCACAAAGTATTGCTTATTCAGTTTCAGATTTTGTAGATAATGCAGGAAATCCCGTTTGTCCTATCAATAATTCCTCTATTAATGTTATAGAGATTAACCCACAAACAGGTGATATATTTGCTGCTTTTGTTTCTAATACATCTCCAAGTTATGATGGATTATTATTTTATGATTCATATTCTAAATCTTGGGTTTTATATACAACATTTAATTCAGAAATTCCTTCTGACGAAATAAGGGATCTTAGACTTGAATACTACGGATTGAATAAATGGTATTTATGGATAGCAACAGATAATGGATTATCTAGATTTAATGGGGTAAGCTTTAAGAATTATGATACAACCAATTCAGGACTTCCTTCAAATGATTTATATTCTATAGAATTAGACAAATTAAATCATAAATGGATAGGAACAGATCAGGGATTAGTTTACTGGGATCATTTAAGATGGGCAGTTTGGAATAACGGAACAAATCCTGAACTATCAATCGGAAGATTTACTAATATAGTTGAAACAGGAAATGCTAACATATGGTTTGTATTAGATGCTCCAGCTTCTCCAGGTGATAATGAACTTTGGTTTTTTGATGGATATTTCTTCACTAAAGTTCTTTATAGAAATGATGGCACCTCTTTAATAAGACCCTGCCCTAATTTTTATGGAAAATCTGCTCTATCTGCTCCGTGGAAAACAATCAAAAACGGAGAAACAACTTTTCCTAGAAATTTAATAACAGTTACTGATCTAGGGGAAATATGTAAGATAGATTATGTAATTCCTCACGTACATGCGACATCTAAATTTGCAGGTATAAACGGATGGGATTTTATTTATCACGATACTTCCAATCCACTTCCTGCAATACAGTATATTTATAATGGGGGTATCGGATATTCAACTTTACAATTTAATTTAATTGTTGGACCTTATGGTGATAACATAACTTTAAATTCAGATTCTACAAGACCATTAATGCCTCACGTAGATAAGCATTCCTGGTATAAACCTATATGGCAAAGATATCCTATTGATTATTTAAAAGATCAATTTCCTTCTTTAAACCTTGACGATGTTTTCTTGTATGCTCCCCTAAGGGATATTTTAGAAGGAAAAGCAACAAAAGAAGAATATTGGAGAAATTCCCAAATAGAAAGAATTGCACAGAAAAAATCTAGAGATCTTTTTGATAACTTTGAATGGGTTATAACTCTCGGTAATAGCACACCAGATCAAGGTGTTAAAGTTACTGTAGATAAAGAAGGAGATGTTATAGCAATAGGTGATTTTAATGGAACTATATTCATGGGAGAAGTTAATAATATAGGGACTCAAGACATTTATTTAACAACTCCAGAACAAGGTATTTATATTGCAAAATACAATAAAGTTGGTGTAATACAATGGGCAAGATCTATAAATTCAACTTTAATACAAGGTCCTATTTATGCTAGATCCGTAATAACAGATGCTAACGACAACATATACGTAGTTGGAGATAATAACTTAACAGGATTTATTCAAATATCAAAATATAACAGTGCTGGAGTTAACCTTAATAATATAGTTATTCCAGTTTCCCCTAATCAGTTATTGAGTGATATTAAGGTTGACAAATATGAAAATATTTATATATGTGGAGCATTTGAAGGTACATTAAATCTTGGAACTTACACACTATCTTCAATTGGACAAGAATCCGGATTCTATGCTAAAATGGATTCGACATTAAATTTTGTCTGGGCTAAACAATTGTCTACAACTAACTTTTCTAAGTGTTATGAATTAGCAGTTTTAAAAGAGGAGTATATTTATTTAACTGGATCGTTCCAAACTCAAATAGATTTTGGCAATTTAATTTTAAATGGGATAGGAAATCCAGATCTTTTCGTATCTAAATTAGATTCAGGAACTGGTGATTGCTTATGGGCTGAATCTTTAGCAGATGATGCTACAACTATCTTTAGTAATTCATCTATTTGTATTGATCCAAAAGGACACGTTTTACTTACGGGATCATATCAGGGAACAATTTCTTTAGAAAATAAAAAGATAACATCTTTCCCTGGAGTAAATGATATTTTTGTAATTAAACTTCTTTCAACTGGAAAATTAATATGGATGAAAATGTGCGGAGGACAATCAGGAGACGAAGCTTTTGATATAGAAAGTGATTCGGAAGAAAATGTTTACATAACGGGATCTTATACTAGTCCAGCATATTTTTCACCAGAAGAAATTAATTCTAGAGGTGGAACAGATATTTATTTGACTAAATTTAATAAGGATGGAACTTTAGTTGATATAGTAACAGCAGGGGGTATCAATAATGATTCAGGAGCAGATTTAGTTTTAGATAAAGAAGAAAATATTTATATAACAGGATATTTTGAAGGACAGGCAGATTTCTCACCTTACTTTGTTACTTCTCCTCCTGGAACATCAGCAGATGCCTTTTTAGGAAAAATACCAAAACAAAGATTCCATTCTGGATATAAAATTGGAGCAGTTCAATCCTGGTTAGGATCTCATTCTTGGTCTTGGAGAGAGGAAAGATTTTATGAAAAAGAATTTGAGATTCCTTTAGCAACTACTGTTTTTGTAAATCCTGTAGATTCCTTAATTCCTGGTAAGAAAAATCACGTCTGGATTCTTACTGATACAGATACAGGAGAGGAAATAGTTAGAATAAGAAAAAGCCCATATTTTATTTGGACCTTTACTAATCCTGGTTTCTTTAATTTATCATGTGAATTACAAGATGCAAACGGAAACAAATATTCGGTTGAACACAAAGGTAAAATAAGGGTTATAGATCACAAAGAAGCTTTTGCAGGAGATCTAAAACCTGAAGTTGTTAATCCTGATGATTATCTAATAAGAAGTATATACGAAAACAGAAAAAGTTTAGGGTTTCCTCCTTTTAGTCCTTTCGATATAGAAATGGAACCTAATAATTAATCGTTGTATTCTTTGTAAACACCTAAGATGTCAGCTACTATTGGATGTCTGTGGTTTTGTTTTAAATTTATAACCTTAACACCTGATATTCTTGCCGCTATTGTGTTTAAAAAGTCTAGGCCAGATTCTTTCTTATTCTTGAGATCAATTTGAGCGCTATCGCCACATATAATCATTTTAGAACCGATTCCTAATCTTCCTAAAGCCATTTCCATTTGATTAGTTGTTACGTTTTGTGCTTCGTCCACGATCACGCATGCGTTTACTAATGTTCTTCCCCTCATGAAAGGAAAAGGTAAAATTTCTATTATTCCATCTGATAATAATTTATCAACCTTATCTTTTTCGTATAACATATAAAGGTTAGAATAAATTGGTGCTAACCAAGGATCCATTTTTTCTTTTAAATCACCCGGAAGGAAACCTATATCTTCTTTGGCTACTGTGGGTCTTGTTATAACAATTCTTTCTATTTCTCTAGTAAATAAAAGATCTAAAGCTATTTGAACTGCAAGAAGAGTTTTACCAGATCCTGCTGCTCCTCTTAAAACATTTACTGGATTTTCGTAAATTATTTTCTTTGCTTCTTTTTGCTCTTCGTTTAGAGATAGTCTAAATTTTATAGGATTTTTTGGTTTTCTTTTTTGACTCCAGTTATTTTCGCTCATATTAGTTATTTTTTTGGAAACATTGAGTGTATTTTGAGTTAAATATTATGTCATATATTTCCTCTTGAAGTAATGTAACAGGATATATATCAAAAAAAGAAAAAACAATGTCTGTAACAATCACTGAAATTCTCGGCACCGATTCTATTTCGGGATCTAGATTAACAATTAATTCTAATTTCTTATTATTAGAAAATGCTTATAACGATCTTGAAAACACGTTTAACATCAATGTTTTAACGGGGTCATTGGACGTATCCACTGCATCTAGCGGTCAGATAAAAGCGAAAAACATGCTAACAAATAGTATGGTAATGCCTTCTTCTGGTTCTCCTAATATTCAAATATATGGAACAGGGGCAAGTGCAGGATTTATGGTAGCTTCTAGCACAGTTGCTTCAGCAACTGGGATATTCTCTAATACTTTACAAGCAAATCTTTTTTCTGCATCCGGATCTGCTACTTTCGGAGCTACTGCAACATTTAATACTGTGGTAAATAACGAAGGTAGATTTACAATGGGTGCTTCTGGAAATTTTGTTAATACAAACGCAAAAGCAACTGTTGGTTCTACTACAGCTTTTCCATCAGCTCCCGGTGCAGGTGTTACAGGAACATTTTCTAATCCTTATACACCAACACTTACAGAAAGCGTTGTTTATATAGATTCTGGTTATGTTTCTGCTGCTCTTGCAGATGTTTCTAATGCTACAGGATTTTTCTTTTATGCTACAACAGGATTTGGAGCAACTGCTTCTGGTATTCCTAAAGGATTTACAATAACATTTATTGATACTGCAACTGGTGCAGGATTTATACACACAGGTGTAACTGGTCCTGGTGGTAGTGAATATTATACTGGATTTTCAACTGGTGACGGATCTTATACAGATCCTAGTATACAAACACCTGGTAATCAATATAAATCATCTCTTACTTTAATGTGGGAGCCTAGAATAGATCAGAATGCCTTAACTCAAAAAGGTTCATGGGTGGTTGTAAATGCAGTAGGTAACTTTATATTCTAATTAAGATTCAAAAATGTCAAAAACACCATATATAAGACCCATAGCAGTTCAAGGAGGTACGTTTTATACCTTTTCTTCTGCTGCAGAAGATTTAACTTTAACCTTTAATAATTCATTAAAGAAATTTAAGTTTTCGAAATATGCTTTAATTAAATTACCAGAATTTAGATCTCCTATATACGGTGAAAATACGCTACAGTTTGATTCTATAGATACAACATTTTTAGATGCTGCTTATGGGGATTTCACTCTAAGTAATCCAAATAATTTAAGTCCTTCCCCTGAAATATCATTTCAGAATTATTGTTTAAATTTAGAAGCAACTATCACTTCAGATCCTAATTATAATCCTGAATTAAAAAGAAACGTATCTGAAAGAGTTTTTTGGAAATGGATTAAAGAATTAGGTGGAGTAAGATTTAGGCCTTCGAATCCAAACGAAGTGGTTGCTAGTTTAAATCAAACAACAACTACAACTAAAGATGGTTTTCCTTATTCTGATAAAAGATGGGTAGAGGAAGATACATTGTTAACAGGAAATGGAACTCCCACTCCTAGATATGAAAGAATAGTTCAATATATCGGAGAAATCGATGTTGTAAATTCTGTACAAAATTCAGAAAATGCTTATTCTGAAGTTTATATACACGTTCCTACTGGTGACGGAGCAACACCTTATGTTCTTTTTAAAACTGTAGCTGATGAAAATTATTACCCAGATAGAACTTGGACACATTTACCTCCTGATCCTTTAGATACTGAGTATATCCAAGGAAGAGATTCTGCTAGTGGACTTTATGGTCCTAACGGATTACCAAAACTTGCTATATTTGACCAAGATGTTTTAGGAGAACCAGGAGTTAGTGGATCTGGACCAACTGGAAGTTTTACGAATAATTGGTATTCACCAAGAGATGAAGCAAATTCATATTTTACTGATTCTTCATTTTTTGATTCCAGTAATTATATTTTACAAAAATATGTAGCAGCAACGGGGCCTTCTGGATTTAGCGTAACATATAAAAGGAGTAATCTTGACGGTGTTCAAATAGATTTTGATCCTGCTTCCTATAAAGCTGTTCAAAATTATGTTGGTATTACAACAATAGAAGAATGGAACGGAACACCAACAACTCAATCTTTTGATTTTAATGCTATTTTGGTTTATTATGATGTTTACGATCCTAATAACCCAACAGATTCAGAAACTAATCTTTATGGAATTTTATTCTTAAATGATCCAGAACCAATATCAACTAACGGTGCTAAACTTCCTGTATTTAAGAAATTTAAACCGGATCCGATTACTAAATTAAACGGTAATTCTTACGGATTTAAAATCAATTTAAAATTTGATTCAAGTGTAGAAAGTACAGGAGTTGAACAAGCTATAAATGATTATTCTTCTTTTTCTCTTTCTATATTTATGGATGCTGCAACTGTTTTACAGGATGCTGCAAAAAATCTAAATGATAGAACTCTTGAGATAATAGGTATACAAGAAGATGTTGCAGCACTAAAAGATCTAGTTATAAATACTGACGATAGTACAGAAATAAAGCTAAGATTAACTGCAGTTGAAGAGGCTTTACAAGCAAATCAAGCTCTTTTTGAAAATACCCAAGATATCTTAAATCTTATAGAAAAAAATACAGATTCTATAAATGATATTTTACAAAATCAAACATCTGTACAAATGTCATATAATCTTGATTTATTAAGAGATGGAAATGCAACGCAAGTTGATAGATCCGTCCCTAATATATTAAGAGTTAATGTTACCCAACAAGATTATAACATAGGATCTAATTCAGTATTTACTATTAATCCTGTAGCAGGAAATACTATACCTTTAATTTCTTACACTAATTATTTAAAACATAAAAATAACGGATTATCTATAACTGCTAATAATGATATAATAATTAAAATAGATGATAGTTTAAATAAGTGGAAAAAAGGACAAACAATAAGATTTTCTATAGGAGATCAAATAAATTTAGGAAACTATTCCCTTGTTATATTAACTGATGCTTTAGGAGCTTATCCTATAGGAACACCTTCCGGAGTTCCTTATTCAGTTGTTGTAGCAGGATTTTTAAATACACAATTTAGCTCTTCTTCTTATAAACCTATTTTTGATATTATCTGTGTAGATGATGTTAATTTAAGTTTTGAAGTTGATCAAATAAAATAATAAGAAATGTCTAATACAAAAAATTCTTTTTCGTCTTTAATAGCTCAGTTTCTGAGATTACAGAAAAACTCTTTAGAGATTATAAATAAACTTAATGATGTTGCTACATCTGCTAAAGATTCGGTAGAGATAGAATTTTTAAAAGATGATAATACATCTGAGAATATTCAGATCCCTTCTTACGGATTTTTAAAATCCGAAATTAATAGATTGGATCAAAATATACAGGCTCTTTCTGGATTAGAAGATAATACTGCAAATATAAGAAAATCTGATGGAACAGTTTCTAAGATTTACCAGGCTTCAGTATTAAGAAATCCGCAGTCACCCACAAGTTTACAAGTTCCTTCTAGCTTTAGAGCAAGAAATAATTGGTTTTTCGAATCTTTTTTAAATCCTCTTCTTTATATTACGATAGACGTTGAAAATCAAATTCCGACAGATTCTGAAAAAGTAATAACAAAAAGAATTATTGCAAATACACAAAATGATGTTGATAAACAATATTTCGATACAAATTTAAAAGGGAGAAACGATTTATCGGATTCGGATTTTATAGCATCATTAGAAAGTCAAGGTATACAGTATTTTGTCGACGAACAAACTGTAGATTTAGAACTTAGAACTATAAGATATACTGGATCTTTTGGTGTTCTTAGAATATTTGATGAAGAAACCCAGTCTACAGAAAATGGGGTAACAACAACTAATACTGTTAGAAAATATAAACTTAATGGTATAAGATACACTGATACTTTATCTAATACTACGAACTCAAGAACATTAACAAAAGGTGATAGACTTATAACAGGTGGAGGAACTAAGTATGAAATAACATCAATTGATATTACAGATCAGACTATAGTTTTAAAAAGATTATTTGGATTTGAAGCAGTTAGAATAGGAGATAATTCTCTTACAATTTATTCTAATACACTTTCAAATAGAGCAGTTGATGTTAATGTTGGTTTCGATGAAAGACAGGCAGTTTTTATTAAAGGTATAGATTCTAATTTTAATGTTGCTTCTGATAGTTTTAGCCCTGGTATATGTTTTTGGTCTAATGAATTACAGATTAACACAAATGAAGGTGTACAAACACTAGAGGTTTTTTATAATACACAGGTTTCGGATTTCGGTAAAATATTTATAGCTCAGGCAAAAGAGAAAAGTATACCAGCAGTATACGGACAAACACCTTCTGCTCCTAATTTATCTTCTGATAACTTTAAAGTTGTTCAAGTAAATACACAAATAACAGATTCTAAAGAGAATAAATCTTTTAAAGATAAGATACAAACAAAAACAACATTAAAAAACGAAATATCTTCTATAGATAGAGCTATCGATCAAACAAGGAAACAGCTATCTGAATTGACAACAACTTCTACCGGTAAAGCTCCTACTGCTGAATTTAAAAAATTAAATGATAAAGTTGCAACTTTAACTAAAGATAAATCTACCAAGACTGACCTTTTAGCTACAACTATAACAGATATAAATAATTTAACTACTACAACACCAGAATTAGTAGAAACTCCTAAATATAGAGTAAGAGGTTTTTGGCCTATACCTGAACCTATAACAGATCCTAAAACAGGAGAACAAAATATAATACAGTTTAATGTTAGATATAGATATCTTTCATTAACTGGAAATTCAAACGGAACAGTTCAGATAGATTTTACAGATAACAACGGGGCAAGAAAAGCAGGACAGTTTGCTAACTGGACACAATTTGTTAGTGATCTAAGAAAAAAAGAATATGATCCGAATCAAGGCATTTATGTTTGGAAAGTAGAAGATGTTAGTGATGCTAATACTGTTAATATAAATCAATTAGATATTCCTATTACAAAGGGAGAAAAAGTTGAAATACAAGTACAATCAATATCTGAAGCAGGCTGGCCAACTAATCCTTTAACTTCTGATTGGTCTGAATCTGTCGTGGTTGAATTCCCACCTGATTTAGCAGTACTTATTGATAATTCCCCTTTTATAACTCAGAACATTAGTGATCAAACAATAGTTGCTATACAAAGTGAATTACAAGCTAAAGGATTAGATCAACACCTTTCAACATCTTTCACATCAGGTGACAAATATTATGCACATACTGCAGTAACTATTTCATCTGGTTTCTTTGATGCTTCTGGTAGAGCTTTAGATCTTTTCCAAAAATTAACTTCGATAGATAACGAGCTCCAATCATTAAGAGCATTAATAGCTAAAGCTAAAGGTACACTTGGAGTTTATATCAGAAGTGGTAATACAACTAATAAGATAAATCCTGGAAGTACAGTAAATCTTTTTGCTGGATATTACGATCAGCTTATAGATCTTTCAAATACTTCTAATAGAGGAAAAATTGCAACAGTTATTTATTACTTAGAATTAAGAAACGAAGCAGCTACACCTTTAGAGCTTTCTTCTTTGATACCAGGGGGTCAGTCGGTTAAAGCTCCAAATACAATAACAGGTCAAGCTGATTATAATAACAATAGAAAATACGGGGAGACTCCTCTACAACTTTCTGGGATAGATGCTTCACAGGTTTCTGTAGGAACCCCAGCAACTCCTGGAAGTTTTATACAAGCTGCAGGATATCAAAGTGGAAACGCTTATTCTCAGTTTGTTTATTCTAGATACAAAAGTGTTGGTCTAGATCAGGATCTTTATTTCTCTCCATCTACGTCTTTGGGATGGAACATAAACAACGGAACTAATTCTGGTGGTGTAGACTACCCTGTTAATAATTACGGTATATTAATGCCTTTTAATCCTTCTTCTACAACAGTAACAGGTGCAGGAAATAATTCTAACATCTGGAACGGAACGTACACAGGAGCAAATCCAAACGGTAACGGGTATCTTAATGAATTTTGTGTACATGTTTCCCATCCATCAATAGTAAATACCGGAGCTCCTAGTTTTACTGCTTTACAAAGACCTGCAGTTCCTGGAGGAGGACCAATGGCTTATCCAGCATTTAGACAAGCATTAGGATTCGAAGTTGATACGAATATAAACTCAACTCCTGTCGGTGGTACACAAACTCTTTCTCTTCAGCAATTAGAATTCTATCCTGCTAATACACTTTCTTCTTTTGCCTCAGCAGACAATGCTTATCCAAATAAATTAGGATTCGTAGATGCTGACGAATTTCTTTGCGGAAAATATTCATGTGGATCTTATCTTTTTATAGCTCCTACGAATCACACTGCAATTCAAGTAGAAGGATCAACCCAATTAGCTAAAAAGACTTTGGAATTTGGACAGGAAAATGCTATAACAGTTCCCATTATATTCCAAATGAGAGCTCAGGATAAACTTGGATTCGTTGGAGGATGGAGAACATCTGGGAATCTTAAAAATATTACATATAGTAAAAAGATAGGAGTTGATATTCAGGTTAAAAATGAGGATCTTTTCTCATTTGATGTTCTTGTTTCAGGTAGTTATACTAAGACATCTTTAGTTTCTCCTGCATATTCTCAATCTGTAGTTACTAACCAATAATTAAAATTTAAAAATTGGCAAGAAAGATAATAAAACAAAACTCCTCCTTCGGAGTACTAAGAGCAAATCCAAGGATATCTGGAAATGTAAAAATAACAGTAGATTCGAATAAGGATATTTGGTTAAATTCAATAGACTCTAATCCTGAAATGTCTAATCAGGCTTATAAAGGATTTAGGATATCACCTGAATCTTCTTTTGATAGAGATATTTATACATTTTTTAATAAAGGACAAACACCTTCCCAATTTGTTTTTGGACTATCTGGAGAAGATGATCCAGTACAAAATCAATTAAATGATGTTTCTTCGTCATATAATTTTATTTATTCTTCTGGTGTAACCCCTCTAGTTTCCGATAAGTATCCAGAAGATTTTAGCTATCTTGCTCCTATTTGGCTTGGTGATGATATTCCTGATAATTTTGTAATATTTAAAATAAATGATCCAATAGATTATTCATATCTAGTTCCAGTAACAACTTTATTTACTGGAAATTCCTACAAGGTTTTAGAAACTCCAGGATTAGATACTAATGATCCTGGATATCTTCCTTTTAAAATACAGATAGGAACAAGTCAATATGAAGATGGTAATGTATTTAATCCACAAATTTCGGGTAATTATACAGTTTTACAAGGGGAAGGAACAGTAGTTATATTAGATCCTTTATATCATCTTTCAGATGTTGAAGATACAAGTTCTCATTTTTATAACAAAATACTTCCAAAAGCAACTGTAGTAGCATCATTTGACTTAACTGAAAATTCTAAAATTGGTAAATATCTAAGAAAAATAAAAACAACACCAGGTTATAGTGATAGTCTTATTGATGTAAGGTTTGAAGAAAGCCAATTAACCACTTTTAATGGAGTAAATTATTCTGTAGGTATATTTGATAAGAAAGGAGATTTTCTTTTCGATTATTTTAATACACCTCAGACTCAAATAGGATTTGAAGATTTTATTACTGATGGATTTAGAAGAAATGCAGTTATTAGTTATAAATTATTAAATCTTGAATTTCTATTTAATGATAGTGATTCAGAAAATTATACAATAAATAGATATTTTGGTTTATATGTAAATTCTCCTGAAATATCTTCTTTTAAATTAGACGGAGATGCTTTTTTTAAAGACGGGGGAAATTCAGGAAACACCCCAGTCCCAGAAAGAAACGATAAAGGATATTATTATCAAGAAACTTCTTATTTCCAATATAACGATAAAGGTATAAGACTTTTTATAGATCCTAAATATACACAAGGAGTATTACCTAATTCAGATAATATAAACATAGAAGAAGCAACTAAACTTTTTTGGATTAAAGATAAATTTGATAATTTCCATTCTTTAAAAAGAGATATTGATTATACAAATTTATCACCTTCTCCTTTTAATTCAACCTATGGTTTATCTGGAACACAAAATCAAATAGTTATCCAAGATACTTCCGTAGATCTTTCAATTTTTACTGGGGAAGATAAAGACACTAGAAAACAATATCCTGGTTCTTACACGGGGGAGAAAGGAAGAGCTCATATTGTTATTAGAATAGCTGGAGAGTTAACAAATACTAATCAAGATGCTTTTGTATTTTATCATCCTTTAGGGAGTCAAGGAACTCCTGGTTTAAAGTATGATTTAATAAAAACTTCAGATCTTTCTTCTATTGTGGATGAATGGGGACCAGGAAGTTTTTACTCTCAAGATAATGTTTATTATATACATCCATTCGGAACTAATGAGGATATAGCAAAGGCATTAACAGGATTATTTAATAGTTTTAATTATAACTCATTTGAAGCTTTTCAATCAGGAGACGAGGTTGTTATAAGAACTATAGCAACAGGATCAAAAGAAAATACTAAATATTATTTAGATTTTTTTCAAGATTTTTCAATTCTCCAAAGAATTCCTTTATCTAGAAAGGGAACAATATTTATAAACGAAAAGGATGTTTACTATATAAACCAAAGACAATCTTTTGTTGGTGGATCTAATAATGCAGCAAATAGAGTAAAGGTAAAAATCGAGGATCTTAATAAGATAGAAGTAGGAAAAACATTTTTAGAAACTGTAAAAACAACTTCAACTGATACCTATGCAAATTTACCTCAATATACAAATAAAGGATTATCAGTTGTAGTTGGAAAATATAGATTTGTAGATCAATATGCTAAAAGTGAAGGTGGTGAGATTATAGGGCTTAAAGATTTTGAAACACACGGAACAATAGAAGTAGAGACCAAAACAGAAAGGATATCCCTTGGTTCTATAAATAAAATAAACGCATTCGAAACATATCAAATTCCTCTAGGTATATTTTCTTTCTATGGACTTAGAGAAATCGATATGGATTTTTGGGAGAGTAATTATGGATACACACCAACGGAGGAATATTATAAATACTTAGACATTCAGCCTAATGGAGTAACTAAAGTAGTAACTGGAAAATCGTACTTTGTTTCTTCTGGTTCAGAAATAATTTATAATTCACAAAATATAACAGGTCCTGATTTCTTTGAGGGTGTTTTTGGAGTTGATTCATATGAATTAGTTTCTGGTCCAACAGGATCTGAAGCTAATGTTTATCCTACAATTTCTTCAAGGGGTAATATAAATATTGGAATTACACCTACTAATTTTGATAGTGCTTTTTACCCGGATCTCGATGCTTTTCCTGGGTTTTATGGAATACAGGCTTTAAAATTTATAAACAACGAAGTTGGAATAGAAACTAAAAATTCTCAATTAAATTTTGGAAAATTAGATTCTGAGTATGATTATACAAACGATAATTATAATCCTGACTTTGCTTTAAAAAGTAGGGTAGTTCCTTATATTACAAAATGGACGTACAGAGGAGGAACCGATATAAGAGGAAATGACTATAGATTAAATTCTAATATAGCTTTTAGTCCCTTAAACTTTTCCCCTTCTTTCTTTAGAAGAACACAGGATCCTCAGTATTTTACTCATGAGTGGTTACATTTACAAAGACCTCCTTATTCTTTACCTGAAGAAAATATACATAAAGATAAAAGTTATTTAGCATCTGAAATAAATGAAACATTATTAAATGATGCTAATCCTGCTAAAAGAGATTATTTCTTAGATTATTTTTCTATAGAAGGAGAAGATCTAGTTTCTTATTATTCTGGAAGTAATACAATTGAAAACGTAAATCTTACTGAAAGATACAGTGTTTTTGATTTTAATACAGGTAATGGTTTATGTGAAACGCTTTTTAGAGGAGCAAAAATAAAAATAAAGAGAACATTTACAGATTATGGACAAGGTGAAAATATAAGATTTATAAACGATGACAGATTTTTTGATGCGTATAAATTCTCTTGTGTTATTGTTCCAATAAGAAATATTGAAAATAAAATACAGCCTCTTTTCAAAATAAAAGTTTTAGAAAATAGAACATTTAAAACAATAACATTTGTTTTAGAATTATTAATAGATGACTCTAGGATTTATAATTTTGAAGATATAAGTCCAGAAAACCAATATTTAGATTTAGATTATTTTCTTCTATATTCTTTAAAAGATAAACTTTCTAAATCTTATGTTCCACTTAGCTCTCCTCCAACTCCTTGGATTCCAACAAATAGTGTAGAAATTCCTAAAGTTGGTGACATAAAATTATCTTCAGCTTTAAATATAACATCAGTACCAACGTCTTCAGGATTCTTTTCAGCAGTTAATAATGGTACAGTTGGTACAGAAGGAGAAATTTATATAATACCTAATCCTGAATATGAAACAGATCTAAGGGATGAAATAAATTTTACTTATCTTCCAAGCACAGTTCCAGGACCAACTAGTTCGACTGGACCTGGGTCTTTTTATGGTATAGTCGGATCAACAGGAACTGGATATGGATATTATCTTCCTTTTCCAACTGATGTTAAGGATCAAATTGTAAACTTTACGAATACATCTGCTAATTATTCTTTTGATTTCTCAGATCTTTCTATACCAGGTCCTTTGACAATACCAACTATAGCAAATATAGGAACAGTTAAGAATATTCCTATTTATCAAAGAGATGGAGGTATAGGTTACTGGAATAATATTTTGGAAAAAATATCCTTTGCCAGTTTATCACTTTTAGTTAATACAGGATACAATTTTATAGAATATAAATCTTATATCTGGAATGAAAATACAAAAACAACAGACGTTTTAGATGACCAATTTGTTTTAGAATTTGTAAGACCTTCTGCTTTTGAACAAGATTCTATAATAATATCAGAAGAAATTGAAAATAAACCACAAGAATTATCCTTATTTAATATAGGTTATAGTACAATAACTGCAAATGGTAAGAGTGAACTTTATAGATATAGTGGTGAATACGTTCCTTCTTTCAGGGAAATCTTAAAATTTGAAAATGTAAAATATGATCTTCCTTTTTGGACAACTCCTAATTTATATACTTTTATAGTTAAAGTTGTTGATAAAGTATCAGAATATGAATATTATGATTTAGGTTCTAATTATTGTTATTCTATAAATGGTGTACCACAAAATAAAATAACATTAATAAAAGGTGTTACGTATCTCTTTGATTTAAGTGATTCTAGTAATACTGGGTATCAATTATATTTTTCTCTTTCTGAAATTGGTAATTCAATCTCAACAGATTCTTTATCTGAAGGATATACTTTATATGGAACACCAGGAACTACAGGTTCTTATATACAATATAATGTTCCCTATAATTTAGAAAGTGATGTTTATTATGTTTCCCAAGGAGGTTTATTTATGGGAACTGAAATAAAAGTTGTTGATTCAATTGAATATTCCTACTGTTCTTTTGGACCAGATAAGGACAATTTTGGTAAAGTTAAAAATGTAAACTATTATAAATATTCAACAAATTGGATTTATAGAATCGGTAAAAATTCACCATTTAATCCAGTTTATAATTTAATAGGAGAAACTCCAGTTGATAAAAGAGATCTTTCTTTATTTGAAAGTTCTTGGGATCCTGGATTTTATAGAGAATATTCAGCACCTACTACTTATACTAGTCTTCCAGGAACAAGAAGCATGAAGGAACAAAAATCTTTCTTCGGTAGTAAAGTAATGCAAACCCCTGATTTTGTATCAGTACAAAAGCAAATAGTTTATCCGACATCTTTAAATAATGTACTAGATCTAAATTATGACAACTATCCTAATTATGAGATTCTGTGGGAAAATACCAACACTGAATTAAGGGGAGTACTTCTTATGGATAGAATGTTAATAAGATACTTTTTAGAAGATGGTGCAATAAAAACATTTGAAGATTTTATAGTGCCTGAATTCGGATTTGGTAGTCTTTCTGATGTAAACGATGATTTTAATGAATATATGAAGTTAAATATTGTTCCTATATTTCAATCTAAAAATAATGGGTCTTTCGTGAGAAAAATACCACTTCAGCAAAGGAGTGTTTATATACCAGTTACTGGAGATTATGCTAATTACGAAAAGATCATAAATGGATATTATCCTTCACAAGATGTAAGATATACAAAGGTTAATGAGTTAAGATACGAATTCAGAATACCTAAAGATCCTTCATTTAATTATTCCCTTGCATTCTCAATAGACATAGGGAAAATTTAATAAGGATAATGAATTTTTGATATATAATACAACTATAAAGATCGATGCCACAAATTAACATACTCAATATTCTCCAGGGGGATAATCAAACAACAATAGTAGATAAGGTAAACTACAATTTTGACCAAATACTAAGTGCTGGTGGAGGACCTCAAGGACAACAAGGATTAATTGGTCCTACTGGACCGATTGGACCTCAAGGACCACAGGGTACACAAGGACTACAAGGTCCTTCTGGAACTAAATGGTTTGTTCAGGATGCTTCTCCCGCTTCCGGTGCTGTTACAGGATCTAATCCTTGGACGTATCCAACTATCGGAGATTATTGGCTAGATCCTGATTCAGCAAATCAGGATATTTACGTTTTTACTGCTACTGGTTGGACATATACAGGATATGGTTTAGCTGCTGGTGATATTTTTCAAAAAGTTGTACCTGTTAACTTTCAGGGCTCTGCTACTGGATCTGCTATACTTATAGCTGGAACTGGAGCAACTTCAACTGGTGTAGTTCTTTCTGATGCTTCTATTAACGATTATACCCCTGGTGGAAGTGCAATCGATAATGTTAATTATGAAAATGCAAAATTAAAATTATCAACAAGAGATGATAGAACTAAAATAATAAGTTTTGGTAGATCTACTTTTGATATTTCTTTATCTGGATCTGGTTCTACCGGATCTAATAGAAATCCTTCATTTGATTGGGATGCTTCTACGTCTGGTGGCAATTATTATGATATAGCATTAAATAATCCAGGGGGAGTTATAGGAATAAGATCAAATGCACCTGCTGCTTCTGGTGGTGTTAATATTCAGGCAAATGGAGAAGTAACAGCAAATTCTTCTAATAGTTACATCTCTTTAAAAACTTCTTCTATAAATCAAGGAGTTTTTAATGATGTTTCTAATAATGGTGGTTTCTTAGAGGTTTCAAACCAGTCCTTACCATCTCCTATAAATCAAACAAATCCATTCCTATATGTTAATAGTACTGGTGTTGGTATAGGAGTTGGTACTGGAGGATTTAAGTATACTGGAAATGATGCTAGAAAATTATCTGTTTTAGGAAATGTTACAATAGGAACATCTGCTTCTTATCATACACAATCTTTATTTTCTGGTTATCCAGGATCTGGTAAGGATAGCGGATTTTTATATGTACAGGGTCATGCAGGTTTTGGACCTGCTACAGGACCAACAGCATTTCCTGGAGGGGCTTCTATTACTGGTCCAGCAGAATCACAAAATGTATTCCCTCAAGTATTTATAACTGCATCTGAAGCAGGACCTGCACTTAGCGTTGCTGCTGTGGTAGGTCCTAGTAGAGTAGGCAGAACAGTTATAGGAAACGGAAATTATGATTTTGCTGCAGGAAACACAATAGCTTCAAGCGGTGTGGATCTAACACAGGAATACTTTTTTGGTGGCGGAAAGGGATCAACTTTTCCAGGAGGACCTATGTTTAGCTTCCAACAAAAAATAACTGACCCAACGAATACAGCTTCTACTGCTCCTGTTTTTGGTATAACCACTTACGGAAGCATAGGTAGCTATAATAACAATGTAGCTGCAACTGGTACTATTATACAGACTTTAAATTCTAATAATAGATTATTAATACAATCAAATTCAACAAGCCCAACTGGTACAGGTAATAATCTAGTAGCAGTAGGAACAAATGGATATACTAAATTAGGTGTTTGGGGAGGATTATCCAGTGATCAATACGGAACGGTCTCTATAGGAAAAGATTCTGATAATATTTCAGGTATGAGAATTCCTCTTATTCAGGATTATCAAACCACTATTTTATCTCCTTCAGTCCCAACAAAAGGTACATATTATCAAAATTATCAAACAGATGATCATTCTCTATATCTTCTTGGTTATCAAACTATAGGAGCACCAGATACAATATCTATGTTTGCAAGTACGATTGCACCGTCTGGTAGACCTTATGGATATAATACAAAATTAAAAATTCATAGAAATTTAGGTAGTTATACTAATCTATCAAAAGGATCGGAGGAGGTACGTGGTTCGTATCCAGGAGATTATTCAAACGGATTAGAAATAACATCTTTAATATCACAAGACCCAGGAGGAGGAAAACCTTCTTTTGCTATAGCAGTAGGTGCTATGAGTACTATATCTTATCTAAATGAAAGAACTTCTGCTAATACTACTGGTTTCATGGTAAGTGATACTGGGGAAAATGTATCAATAGGTACATCTATAGATTCAGATTATTCCTTAAGTGTTCATAAATCTTCTGGTGTATTATCAACAGTTAGCATAAACGGAACAGGAGGAACAGGAGGGGCTATTAAAGCATCTGGAGCTCTAGAGGTTCTTTTACCTTACAACGGAACAAATTCTACTGATATTGCTGCAAATATAGGTATGACAGGACCTAGTGCTAAACAGCTTCTAGTACTTCCTAATGCTACACCTGGAGCTTATAATGGTAATACAGTAGCTGGAGATTTATCTTTGATCTCTTCTAATGGAACGACTACCAATAATTCCATGACTATAGGAGCCCATTCAGCAGGTGGGTTAAGATTCTATCGTAGTTCTGGAGGACAGGACGTAGTAAGTAATGTAGGAGTTCAGAGAGTAGATACCGATATTACTACGGGAACAGATACACCAGGATGGGTGTATTACGGTATACCTCAATATGGGATGGTTCAGCAATATCAGGCCGCATGGACTACATTATCTCACGACTACAATAACGCAAATCTTTGGAGTAGGTCACACCTTAGATATAAAATTATAGGAAAAACCGCTTATATTCAATACATGATAAATATAATTACTGGGGCAGGAGGTCCTAATTCAGGAAGTGTTCAAATTCTTCTACCTCCTCCTTTGCAAAATATTTTAAATTATTACATTCCTGTCCCATCTGGAGCCTCGGATCCTGGTTTACGTGCAGGAGCGGGAGATAGTGCAGGATGGTTCATTAGTTCATCTACCAATCCGGTAGATCCAAGAGGAAGAGGGGTAACTGCACAATCCTTGAGGTATTATACAACAACAACTAGCACAAATGCCAGTTATATAAATAACTGGGTTATTGTAATAGATAGAATGGATGGACAATATATTACTACAGGTCCAGGTTATGGTTATTTTAGATTTGGTAATACCCTCACGGCTAGGGGTCAATTGATGACGGAACTTAATTAGTATTAAAATATGAACAAAGAATACTTCATACAAAAATACACAGAGATCCACGAGAATCTCCATTTTCTTGAAAAAGAAATAGAAAATCATTTGAAAAATAAAGCTGATTTAATAGGAAAAGACGATGTATTAGATTCACTTAAAAAAAGAACTATTAGTGAAATAGAAAGATTAAATAACACAAGAAAATATGAAAGAGAAATCTTTAATTACTAAATTATGGGAAAGAAAAGATATACTCCTTTTATTTGGTATAGCAATACTTTGCTTACTCCTATTTAAACAATGTGGAGATGCTGCTGATTTAAAAAAAGAACTAGAGATTCAATCTATGAATCTAGATGCTTTAAAAGATTCAGTTAGAGTACAGAAGAATAAATTAGGAGAAGACGTTTATGTTAAAAAGACACTTTTAGCTACTAAAGAAAATCTTGAAAAATTAAATAAAGATCTTGCCAAAGAATTAGATGTAATGAAGGTTAAAGTTATAACCATTCAAAAAATAGCAGCTAAAACAAAAGTAGACACTCAATATGTACCAACTTATGTGACAATACATGAAGGAGGAGAACATAGTTTAGATTGGAAATTTGATACAACTTTTTCTGCTGGTAATTATAGAAAATTTTCAGGTAATAGTTTTTTTAAATTGGACACAATTAATCATAAAGTTATTCCTGGTAAAACAAGAATTAATCAGGATGAAATGGGATTTTCTTTTGTAACAGGAATTAGAGAAAAAGATAATTCTCTTGAAATTTTTGTTACACCTAAATATCCAGGAATGGTAATAACAGATATAGAAGGAGCCATTATAGATCCTCACAAATCAGAGGTTCTTAAAAAGATGTTCCCTAATAAAAAATGGTCAGTTGGTCCTTATATTGGGGTAGGTATGGGTGGTGGAGTAGGACTAACAGGAAATCCTATCTTTGGTCCTGTTTTCAATATAGGAGTAGGTTTGCAATGGTCATGGTTTAAATTTTAATAGATAAAAAATAGGAATATATAATCCATGCCTAGCTATACATCAACACAAAGATTTTTAAGATTAACAGATTACTTACTACTCGAGTATAATTATACAACTGCACCTACACCTGAGCAATATTTTGTAAATACGGGTAATCCAGCAGTTGGATTTGAAAAAATAGTAAACGGGTATTTCGATAATGCTGTTCAAATCTTAAATAGACCACAAGATCAAATCGTAACTAACAATGTAAGAGATCTCAGTGTTGTACAAACAGAAAAAAATAGATTTGTAACTCTAGATAATGACTATTTAACTCCTTATTTAGATACAGATCCTAAATTAACTTCGATCTCAAATCTTCCTGTAGTTTTTCCCTCGAATATAGGGGTTTATTATGACACTGTAAAATTTCATTTGGCTTCTGGATATAATTTCCAAGGGTTAGACGGAGTAATTCTACAGATAAAATTTCAAGAAAGAACTGGTAAAAAAGCAACTGTAACTAATTTAATTGTCACAGCATCAAGCATAGATCTAGCTGTTCTTAATCCTAATCCAATTTATTTAGGTGGGGTTCTTTATGACAGATATGTTCAGGTTAAAATTCCTAACTACCAGAACATGGTTTATGAATTTGATATTCTGGCTGGAAGCCCTGCACAAGTAAATACTCTTGCTGCTAAAATATCTTCTGATGGATACGGATTTTTAAAAGACGCTCCTATTGAGTTTACCTTAATGGAGATAAGTCAAACTGTTTTAAAGAATGGATACGAGAATTATATAGCTCAAATTAGAGCTCAAGCTTCTATTCAATCTGCAGATAATTTTTCAGGATTAGCTGCTGTTATACAAGAAAACTCTTTCTATAATTATATAGAATATTATCCAACTTGGGGGGGTAACTTTTTAGAGGATTTTATAAATGCAGAAGGAAGAGTAGGAAATGTTTATTATGTTATACATGAAATAGAATTAAAAGAACAGGTAGGGTTATCCTATATTACAACATATAATTTTAGTACAACACAGACACAGGATTATAATTCTCCATTTATATTTAGACCCGTTTTAATTAATCCTTTGACAACTTCTTTTATTGTAAATTACACAATGAGATTAGTTAATAAATCTAATCAGAATCAAATCATAAGAAGATCCTCATTTACATCTTTTGATGTAAGTAAATATGGAAGAATAGTTAATAAGATAAATCTAACTACTGGAGCTTATGCTCAGAAAGTTTATAATAAAGTTTTACAAGCTGCTAGTGTTGTAAATCCTTACGGGGTTGCTCCTAATCCTTCTCCAATCGAGAAAAAGATTCCTGTTTTTTATAAAGACAATAATATAGCAGTTACAAAAGAAACCATAGTAATAGATAAGAACGGAAATTTAATTTCTGAGACCTCTTTCCCTGAAGCTGTGCAAATATATGGTCAAGGAAAAGCAAAAATAGTTATCGATCCTTTTGATAATTTCTATAAGTTCACAGTTTATAATTTGAAAGGTGGAACTACACCTGAGATACTAGATCTTGGAAATTCTCTTACTTATTATTTAGTTTTCCTAGATAAAACTGGTCAGAGTGTGAGAGTGGAGAATATTAAAAATAAAACAACAATATCTAATCCTTCACAAGGTCAAATAGCTTTTAAAACGGTAGAAACAAATTCTAAAAAAGTGTTAGGTTTTACCTCAAGGGATTTTTATATAATTTCAAGAACTCCTGACGGAATAGAAACTAAACTTTATTCTGGAAAATGGCAAACTCAGGAAGAATTTATTTCAACTCAAACAACCACTGGAACTGGTGTTACTGGTACTGTAGGATCTACAGGAGCTACAGGAACTACTGGAACAACAACTGTTACAACAACGAATGTAACAGGAACTTCTACCACTACTGGTTCTCAGGTTGTTGCGGGAGTACCTTTATCAGCTACAGGAGCTCAAATTCTAACCTCTTCTCCTTATGTTATGGGAAGTAGCTCTGTTTTAAGCTTAATTCCAAAAAATCTTCTTAATACAACTGGAGGATATTCTTCTGCAACAGGAGCTTCAACAACAGCTCCTAATGTTAATACACCTGTAAATAATATAAATATAACTGCTCTTGCAGATTCTATCTCGGGTAAAGAATCACAGGGATTAAACGCACAAAGTGTGGTAGACTTTTACTTTAAACCGGGATCACCTGGAGCAATGATGTTTAAGGGATTAAAACCTAGTGAATTTTTACAAGCAGCATTACAAATACATCCTAAAATAGATTCAAGAACATTTGATCCTAAATATATTGAATATTGTAATATTTTACAATTCCCTGTTACTAGTTCTCCTTTAGAAAAAGGTCCCGGTACTAAATAATTAAGTTTTTTTTAATTTTCTTTTTTCCCAAGCCAATCTCATATTAGCTTTAGCTTCTTCTGTATTTTTTCTTCCTTTATTTTTAGCTACTATTTTGTTGATGTGATCTTTTGTCAACTTTTTACCAACCTTAGCCAATCTTTGTTTTTCCTTAGTTTCTTCTGAGGTCTTTATTCCTTTATTTGGAGCAATTCTACCTTTTCCAGATTTGCTAATTTTTTTCTTAGTTTCTTCTGTGTGTTTTGTTCCTGTCTTTGATTTAGATAATTTTTCTTTATTTTCCGGAGTTCTCTTCTTGCCCTTCCATAATAATGAAAGCTTTATCTTGGTTTTATCTGTATGTCTTCTGTTTTTCATAGGCGAATTTCCTCCTAATGCTAAATTATATCCTATTTCACTATTTATAGAGTTTAATTTATTAATCCAATATATTTCTCTTTCGTCTAATTCCTCTTTGGTTGTACATTCTTCCAAAATTTCTTTAATAAAATTAGATTCTCCATATTTTTTAATAGCATCTTTTATTATCTTTCCCGATCCTAGATAGCTAGGGTCATTCTTAGAATCCTGACCTACATAGATCTTGTTGTTTATTAAATTTGTTGTTTTGTATATGATCATAATTTGCTCGGATATATAAAAGTATATATCTAAATGTATTATGATTTTAAACGCTAGACAAAATGGGTTCCTCTTTCTCTTTCCTAAAGGATTTATTTATCCTGAGGTTGTACAGAAATATGAAGGGTATATCAAAAGAATGCCTATACCTTATGATACGATAAATGATTTTATTAATGCCACAATACAATCTATAAATTTTCCAACATTAAGAACTGTAGATAATGTTCAGCAAGTAAGACCTGGGGGATTTACTCAATCATATAAAAGTGCAACAACTCTCCAAAACTTAATCCAAAGAGATTTTACTGTGACTTTTAAAGTTGGAGAAGGATTTATAAATTACTGGGTTATTTACGAAAACATAATTAAATTTCTAGATTTTCAAAATAAAGATGAATATTTCCCAGATTTTAGATTGTTGCTATTAGATAATGACGGTATAATAATGGCTAGTGTTCTTTTACAACAACCAATAGTAACTTCGATATCTGAAATACAATTAAACTATTCTTCTTCCACCCCTCAATTCTCTACATTTAGTGTGGGATTCAAATGTAATTATGTTAATGTTAAACTCGAAATTGGATAAGATAATCGGAATAGATCTTTCTTTAAATAGTCCAGGATTTTGTGTATTAAAAAAAGATTCTTGTGATTGGATAAGTCTTCATAGAACTTCCAATTCTATATCTAAGATGCTACAAAAAGACGGATCTCCATTTAAAGAATTATCGGGACTTAAAAATTTTTCAATTAACGTAATAGAGAAAAAGGAGTATGTCGGAGAATATCATGATAAAGAAAGACAGAAAATTTTAAATGCTATTTATTTTTCCGATAAAATTTTAGATCTTTTAAAAGTACATATAGACGAAAATTCTATAATAGGAATGGAAGGTTTATCTTTTGGATCTAGAGGTAATTCTTTAATAGATATATCAATGACGACCTCTTTAGTTAGAGCATCAGTAGTTAAGCTTATAGATCCTAATAATTTTTTTGTTATACCTCCTACAACTATTAAGAAATTTGCAATTAAGGGAAATGCAAAGAAAAATGAATTATATGAATCTTTATTAGATAAGAAAAAAGAAGACATCCGAATAGCACCCTTCTATAAAATTTTAAATGAAAATAAGGATAGATGGATTAAAGGATCAGGTAAAGTAGAAGATCCATGTTCAGATCTTATAGATGCCACATGGTTATCGCTTTATATAGAAGAAAATATAGAGAAACTTTTGAATAAAAAATTATTTAATTATGTTCTGTAAGATCTGTAATAAAGAAAAATATCCTATAGATTTTTACAACATAAATAAGAAATCTAAATCTACCTGTAAAAAATGTATATGTAGAAAAAAATCAATTAAATATTTTAAATCTTTAGTTAACACTGGAAATAAACAATCTTATAAGAAAAATAAATTAATAAGTATATGTAATTCTATATACGGGGATTCTTACATATATAATAAAGTTGAGTATTCTGGGTCGCTAAAAAAAGTAAACATTATTTGTAAAATACACGGGGATTTTTATGCAAGACCTAACCATTTAAAAAAAGGACATGGCTGTCCTAAATGTGGTAACGAAAACAAGGGATTTAGTAAAAAAAGATTCATTAAACAATCATTAAAATCATATTGTTATGTTATAATATGTAAAAATGAATTAGAAGAATTTGTTAAAATAGGGATAACCAAAAAAGAAATAGATTGTAGATTTTCTTGTAATAAATTAATGCCGTATAAATATCAAAAATATCTAATTATAGAGGGTGATTCTGAATTTATTTTTAATATAGAGAAAAAAATACATAAAGAAGTTAAAAATTTTAAATATAGACCGCTTCTAAATTTCCCTGGATCAGTAAACGAATGCTTTAAAATCGATTGTATCGGAATAATAGAATATAGTGAAACATTATTAAATATTAATTATATAATTAATAAATATAAAATAATTAAATAAAATTTAGAAACTATGGAAAATCAAGATTTTGACATTTTTAATTTAGACAATGAAGCTTTTGTTAAACAAGAAGCAAAAAGGGAAGAAGACGAGTTTATCTATAAACCATATCCTGAATTAGGTAAAGACGGAGTTTATAAATCACTTGTTAGATTTCTCCCGAATGTTTCAAATCCTAAAAAATCTAAAGTTCACCAATATTATGTTTGGTTGAAAGATCCCGTTGATGGAACAAACTTCAAAGCACTTTGTCCTTCAACAGTAGGAAAAAAATCAATTCTAAAAGACATTTACTGGAAACTTAAGAATTCTCCATCTGCTAAGGATCAAGAGATTTCTAAAGCATTTTCAAGAAAGGAGGATTTTTATTCTTTAATTCAAATTGTAAAAGATCCTAATCGTCCAGACTTAGAAGGAAAAATTATGGTTTTAAAATTTGGTAGAAAAGTTAACGATTTAATTGAACAGCAAATTAAGCCAGAATTTGGAAATCCTTCTAATCCTTATGATTTGTTTGAAGGTAAGAATTTTGGATTACACGTTAGAAAAGTTGGTGAATGGAACAATTATGACCTATGTCAATTTGTTGGAGACAAAGGTCCAATTAGCATCGAAGGTACTCCAGTAGAAAGAAACGAAAAGAGTAAAAAAGCTATTACTGATTATCTTAAAACAGGTCCTTTGGATCTAGATAAATATGATTATAAAGATTGGACGGAAGAAGAGCACGAGAAAATAACAAAAATTATTAGAAATACAGTTCCTGATGGGAGAGTAATTTCTGAGATAATTGGTGCTTCTGTTGATTCTAAATCAACCTCATCATCTACATCAAATGATTTCTTTGAGGAGGCAAAACCTAAATCTGCTTCATCTGCTAAAAAACCTGCAGACGATTTCTTTGATGATGAAGATAAAAAAGAAGCTCCTAAGTCATCTGGAAAAAAATCTTCTCCTTCTTTAGACGATTTATATTCTGATCTATAATTTAAAATATGGATCTGAATGGAACAGAAAGAGATAAGTAGTATCTCTGTTGATAGAGTTACTACTATTATACAATCCTCTTTAAGAAAGTTCTTCGGGGAAGATATACAAAGATTAAAAGTATACAAAGGGGGCAACAGATTAAATTTCTGTTGCCCTTATTGTGGAGATTCTTCGGACGCTAAGAAGAAAAGGGGTAATCTTTATTTAGACACTCTTACTTATAAGTGTTATAATGGGGGGTGTGGTGTTTTTAAAAATCTTAACCAGTTTGTAAAAGATTTTGGGATACAAGATTCACTCACAACTGATGAGATTTCAGAGATATCTGAAATTTCCAGAAGTGCAATTGTAAAGAAAAAAGTTAGAAATTCTATTGATTATTTCTTTACTAATAATTATAAAGACATCTTAATAAGCAGGGATAATTTCAAAGAAAAATTAGGACTTACTGAAGTTAAAGGAACTTTTGCTGAGAAATGGCTTTTACAAAGAAACCAGGTTCCTGATAAGAAATTTCTTTGGGATCCTTCGAGAAGAAATCTTTACCTTTTAAACCTTACAGGAGACGAAACTCTAATACTTGGTATACAGATAAGGCCCATAGTAAAAAAACACAATAGCAAGTACTATACGTATAAATTGAGTGGGATTTATAAGAACCTTCTTAAAGAAAACTCCAAAGAGATTATAGAAAAAGCAGAAGAAGTAGATCCTATCTCTAGTGTCTTTGGATTTTCCACTGTGGATCTTAATTCTATGATTACGGTTTTTGAAGGTCCTATGGATTCTTGGCTTTGTCCTAATGCAATAGCTCTTTGTTCTATAAATAATCAATTCCCTTTTGACGTATCAAATAAAAGATGGATGTTGGATAGTGATGAAGTAGGTAAAAATAAGGCAAGAGAATTTCTTGAAAAGGGTGAAACAGTTTTTCTTTGGGGTAAATTTATTAGAGAAAATTCTTTACCTGAAAGAGAAAAATGGGATCTAAATGACGTGGTTAATTATGTTAGATCAAGTGGTAATAAAATAAAAAAGCTTGAAAATTATTTTTCTTCTGACAAATGGGATATTATAGAAATATGAAGGTTGATAAAAACGATGGAAAATTAAAATTTCCTGTTGGAATAAAAGGTGAATTAGATCTTCCTGAATTGGAAATAAAAGACACTTTTTCTGATATAAAGTTAAAGAAGAAAATAAGCCAAGAGGTTACTGAGGTGAAAAAAAACAAAAAGAAAAAATGTCAGAACAAGCTAATGTAGAAAAAATAGATTTTGTAAGAAAGTTCGAAGAGGAGAGAGCTGAATGGACTGAAAAAATAAGACAACTTTCTATAAGGATGAAAAACATCAGGGAGCTTAGTGATGTTCAGGTTGAACTTTTTTCTAGTAGACAGATTTTACTTGAATATGTTGCTAAATTGGGACAGGTAATGACTAAACTTAATTCTAGATATAGAAAAGATAGAGGAGACAAATTAAGACATTATTCAGAAAATAGCCAAGTTAAGTATGGGGCAAATGAAAAAACACCTTTAATTGAAGGTGATCTTACTGAGTTAAAAGAAAGGATAGATGTTGTTGATATACAAGTTTCTTTTATTAATGAAACAATAAAAAGTGTAGATCATATGCTTTACGGGATAAGACAAAGAATTTTATTAGAGGAGTATTTAAGATCTGGTCCTAATAGAAGAGATTGAGATCTACATTTTATTCCATACAGTAGATATATACTATATGGAACATTATGTATACGTTTATTTAGACCCAAGAAAGCCAGGTAATTATAATTATATAAATTATAATTTTGAGTATGAACCTTTTTATATAGGTAAAGGAAAAGAAAGAAGATATAAAACACATCTAGAAAAAGTAAAAAATGGGATTTGTAAAGATTTATTAAAAGACTATATTATAAAAGAATTATTATCATTAAATCTTGAGCCTATAATTATTAAATATCGAGATAATATGAAAGAAAATGAAGCTTTAGAACTTGAGAAAAATATGATAATATCTATAGGGAGAGTAGATTTAAAAACAGGTCCTTTATCCAATTTATCTAACGGGGGACAAGGTATATCAAATAGAAAATTTACGGACACACACAGAAAGAATTTAAGTTTAGCAAGAAAGGGAAAGGTTTCAGAAAAGCAGTTAGAACATTTAAAGAATATACATAAAAAAATGATAGGAAATAAGAGAACACTTGGAATATCTTTTTCTAAAGAAGTTAGAGAAAGAATGGGCAAATCTCACTATAAACCTGTTTACCAATTAAATTCTATTGGTGAAATATTAAATGAATTTGATTCAATAAAAAATGCAGAAAATTATATAGGTGTACCTATAAAAAAAGTTTTAAGTGGTAAGGGTAAAACTGCAGGGGGATTTTATTGGAAGTACAAAAATGAAAAATAAATGATAAAATTTATAGTTAGTGAAGATAATAATTGGTTAAGTTTGGTTCATTTTGATGAGGAATTTGAGAAGAGACAAATAGAAATATCCTTAACTAAAAAAATACATAATCATTTTTTTCACCCCTTGGTAAAGAAAAAGATATGGGATGGAGCTATATGTTTCGTAGATAAGAGGTTACCTATATGGAGAGTTCCTTTAGGACTCTGGTCTGAGTTATACACAATAGCAGAAAAATACAAAATAGAAATAGAGATAGGAGGATTAGAAAGACTTATAGATAGTTCTTTAACTCTTGAGAATTTTACAGAATGGTGTAATAAATTCTTTGAAGGAAAAAAATTCCAACCTAGAGATTATCAAATAGAAACAGCTTGGAGAATTATAAAATTTAAACTTTCTGTTTCTGAAGTTGCTACAAGCTCAGGGAAAACACTTATAGCTTTTATTGTACTTGCATATTTGAAGCATGTATACAAGATTAAGAAGTTTTTAATGGTTGTACCTAATGCTAACCTAATAATGCAGGGAAGTGAGGATTTTGAAGAGTATGGATTAGATGAATTAGAAGGATGTGAACTTCAGCAAATACATGGGGGAAATAAAAAGAAGCTATCTTCAGGATTAATGATAGGAACATACCAGTCACTAGTTAAAATGGAACCAGAATTTTATGAAGACGTTGAAGCTGTTTTTGTAGACGAATGTATACATCCAGAATCTTTAATAACAATGTCCGATGGAAGTTTAAAAAAAATAAAAGAAGTAAATATAGGAGAAAGTGTATTAACTATAAATAATATTACAGGGGGGATTGAAGAAAATGAAGTAGAATTTGTTTATCATAATCTTTCTAAAGAAAATCAGATGTATGAGATAGAAACAGAATCTGGGGAAAAATTAAAGGTGACAGGAAATCATAAATTAAGATTAAAAAATGGTGAATGGAAAAGAGTTGATGAATTGAGTGAAAATGATGAACTTTGGGATATATAAAAATAAAAGACCCATGGAGTACACAGATATAGATAATTTAAAATCTATAATAGAAAAAAATAAAAAATATTTTTCCCAAAATAATATGTTTCTTGTTCAAGATAAGGATGAAAGAACTATCGAAAATATAAAGAATTACCCTGGAATATCTATACCAGATTTTATAAAAAATGTAAAAGATCTTCTATACTATATGGATGAAAATTTAGGTAAATGTGAAAGAAATCAGTGTAATAATAAAAAATTAAAATGTCCTGATAGATGGAAACTTAGAAAATTTTGCAGTAGGAAATGTGCAGATTTAGATTATAGCGAAAAACAAATGGGATCTTTAAATACGTCACATAGAATGTCTAATGAGTCTAGAATAAATATGGGATTAAAAATATCTTCTAAAATTAATAAAAGAATATTAGAAGGAAAGTTTACTCCTAATATAACAAATTCTTGGGCTAAAAGTAAAGTTAGGGTAGAGATAAATAACGAAATAAAATTTGTTAGATCCTCGTGGGAAGCATATTTTTATATATTAAATCCTAATCTGTATTATGAATTGATTAGAATACCCTATTTTGATTTAAAAAGTAAAAAATATAAAAACTATATTACTGATTTTTGTGACCAGGAGAAAAAAATAATTTATGAAATAAAGCCAAAAAGTAAAATACCAGAAAATAAACAAAAAATAGATTCTGCTAAAGAGTGGTGTAAAAATAATAGTTATACGTACAATATAATAACGCAGGAATGGATAGTAAGTAGATACGATAAAAATATTTTATCATCCCAACCGGATGGTGATAGAATTTCGTATCTTATAGAAAAAATGATAAGATATTCCAAGTAATGAAAATAAAAAGTATAAAAAAAATTGATAATAAGGAGGATGTTTATAATCTAAGGATAAAATCCATTAGTGGTAATAATCATAACTATATAGCTAATGGTATACTAGTAAGCAATTGTCATCAAGCTCAGAGCACTTCTATAAAAAAAATAATGTCATTGTGTACCGATTCTAAATGGAGATTTGGGTTGTCTGGTACTATAACAAATAAGAGTAGTGCTGAATATCTTACAATTCAACAATTTTTAGGTCCATTGATAATGGAAATATCTCCTAAATTTCTTTTCGATAACAAATATGCTACACCAGTTCTCGTAAAAGTTGTAAAAATGGATTGGATAGATCCTGAAATAAAGGAAAAGCTTTCTAATTTAAAAAAGTCTAAAACTGATATAGATGGTAAGGACCTTTTCAATATAGAAAAAAAACTTGTTATTGGATCGGAAAAAAGACTAAGTTATATTGTCAATTTTGTAAATAAAGTTTCTAAAAACTCATTAGTTCTTTTTAATTCTGTAGGTGAAGGATATGGTAAAAGAATATATGACGGGATAAGAGAGATATCAGATGATAAGGAGGTTTTTTATATAGACGGAGATACTAACCCAGATACAAGAGAGATATTCATAAACAAAATGGAAGAGGGAGAGAATAAAATACTAGTTGCTAGTTTTGGTACTCTTTCCACAGGTATTTCAATTAAAAAGATCCACAATATATTTTTAACAGAATCTTATAAGTCTGAGATAGTTATAAAACAAACTATAGGAAGAGGAATGAGATTATCCGAAGGGAAAGAGATAGTAAATATTATAGATTTCGTAGATGACTTTTCCACAGAAGAATCCACTAATTACCTTATGCAACACTCAAAGGAGCGCATAGAGATCTACAAAAGAGAAAAATACCAGTATAAAATATACGAGGTTAAGCTCTAATTCTTTTTAAATTTAATATCAATGTGTGGATATATAATAAAAAGTAATCCATAATGAATAATATTAAAACATACAAGGATTTTATACTAAACGAATCTAGAAATAAATTTTTAACCTCTGGATATAAAAATAGAGTTAAAGACTACGGTCTTTCTGGAAATTCTACAATTCTTCAAAAAACTGAGAATTTTTTCCAAAAAATGGAGGACAGAATTAATAGGATGGCAGAAATGGGTCAATCGTATCAAAAACAAAGAAGATCAGAAAGAGGAACAAGTTCTTTTAATACTGGCGTAGAAAGTTTATTTTCTTTACCATCTGTTGTACCTAACGTTTTAAAAAGAGTTTTTGGTCCTACTGATTTTGGGTTCACAAAAAAACTAGCATCTGACGAATCTGTAGATCTTGATTTTGTAAGACATACTAATGAAAAATTCATAAAAAATGAGCTTCCTAAAATAAAGACTGAAAAACAATTGGAGGATAACATAGAAGATCTTTATAGAAGAGGTGGTGTTAGAAGAGGCCAATCTCCGGCACTGGATGAGATCGGAAGAAATAGGATAGCAACTTTTTTTGAAAGAGAAATGAATCCAAATCAAGCAATGTTTAAAGTAACAAATAACTAAATAAAAAATGAAAAAATACTCTTTAATTGTAGAAGGTAAAAAGGCAGAAATACAAGAAAACGAACTATTGTTCGAAAGAAATCTTTACCTAGAATTTTCAAAAAAATATAATAAGGAACACGGGGTTTCTGGTCCTTTTGATAAGAAATTTAAAGGAGATAAAAAAGCTCAACAAGATTATATGGAAGGTCTTTCTATGGCTTGGGAAGAATATAAGAAGAAGAAAGGTATTAAAACCAAGGACCAAAAGAAATTCGACTTTAAAAAGAAGATGAACGAATCCAAAGCTAATGATATGGCAAAACAAATGGTAGGAGATGGTGGAGATCCTAATTATCATTTTGTTACAATGAGTGATGATTATTGCTTTGAAATGGACGGGGAAAGAATGAAATATAGTGAAAATCCAAGCAGTGCACCTTTAAAAATAAAAACTACTCCTGATATGGGAGCTTATACTTTTGGTCCTTTCCAGAGTTTAGAAGAATCAAAAATGTTTGCGGAAAGCATAGAACTAGATGAATTAAATGGACCTAGAATGGTGGTTATCCAAGACAGGCAAAACGGAGACGTTTTTACAAAATATTTAACTTGTAAAATGCAACCGGTTTGGAACGAAGAAATAGAAGAGGGTTCAGAAGAAGCTGAAGATGGAATGGGAATGGGCTCAGATATTCCTGATTATACAGAAACTGGAGAATATACTTATAGAGACGAGAACGAAGACGAAGACGAGGGTGAAGATGAATAATTCAGATGGAAAATCCAATAAAAAAACAAGCTCTATATCCATTACTGCAACACTATACAGGGAGTGAGATAGTTAATCTTTTCTTTGATAATGATAAGGCTTTTTTTGATACAAAATATGGGCAGAGCGGTAAATTATTAGAATCTGATAACGGTGATTGGAAAATATTAATAGATGGAGAAGAAATAGGATCTATAGAAAAAATTGTTTTTGATGTCCTTATAAATCCCGATAAAAAAAGTACACTAGAAGATTATTTGAAAAAATTAATAGATGTATTAGATAAAGAGAATTTAAAGTATAGATCTAGAATTTTAATTTCACAAACACTAAAAGTTTTAGAAGGATATATAATTAATTCGGATTTTATTCCTAAAAAAACAATTAAGGCCGGACCTTTTTGCGTTTTTGGGCATAAAAATCATAAATTTGTTTTCTGTTTAAATTAAAAAAATGTCTGGAATAAAACACTTATCTGATATCTACGAAAAAAAAGGAAAATCCTTTATAGAGAAACTTTTTAGTAAAGAAATAATTGTTACTGAAAATTTAGATGGATCATCTTTTTCTTTTGAAAAAGATTTCGTCGGAAATAATATATCTTTTTATAAAAAAGATCAAGAGAATCCAATAACAAAGGTAGATAGACTTTTAATGACCTATTATGAAAAGCCTATTTATTATATAGAATCTTTACCTTTAGATATCATTAATGAAATACCTAAGGGATGGAGATTTGGGATGCTATATTTTCCTAATACAAAACCTGTAAGAATAGAATATGATCGAATTCCTAAAAATCATTTAATTTTAACTCATATAACTGTAAGAAATGAATTTGGTGATATAGAGGATTCTTTAAAGGATAAAAAAGAACTCGAGGATTGGGCTATAAAATTAGGTGTTGAGCCTCCTCCGATAATATTTCAGGGGAAATTAAACCAAGACCAGAAAATAGCATTAATGGATTTTCTCTCTACTCCATTACAGGATCTTAGAAATAGATTTAAAACAGAAAGTTTTTCTAAATATTTAATATCATTAATAAATCCTGAAATTTCTAAAACATTTTTAGGTAAAGATTTAAACGGACAAATAGATTCTTTAGTTTTTAAATTCGGTGATGAAGATGGAGAATCTATACTTGCTAAAATAATAGATCCTATATTTTACGAGATTTCTAAAGAAAGAAAAGTTCCTAAATCAACATATTTTCCTAACGACATATATTCTCTTTGTCTTATCGATGTAATGAACTCAATAATTGAAAACGGCGTAGAGAGTTATGATGCAAAAGGGGAAGAGCCAGAAGAAAGATACATTGATTTTGTTTTTTCTGTTTTCAAAAAATTCATAAATGATTCACAAGAAAAATATATTGGTGCAGATTTCGAGAAACCAGAATATTTAAAATCTGAAAATTTTCAAATAAACAAAGAATTTATAAATGACAATGATGTTTTAGAAATATTAGAAAAAGATGATTGTTATGAAGACATACTCCAAATGATTCTAAATTCTTTTAGAAAACTTAAAAGAAAACCAAACGGATTTTTTACAGAAGGTCTAATTCAACAATTTAACCAATTAGTAGAAGAGATAGCAGATTATATAAATGCTAAAAAGAAAGAAAAAATAGAGGAAGCTGTTGGTGTTCCTTCTTTTGTTTGGTTTAAGAAAATAGGATCTAAACTTAAGATAGAGGAAGAAGAATCTGTTGATGAAAATTTAATTGTAGAAGAAAATTCTATTCTACTGGAATCTGAAACTATAGATTCAGAGGGCAATGATGACGAAGATCCTCCAAGACAAGAAGAAAACAAAGAAGAAAAAAATAATGATACCTCTGAATTTTTCTCTTTTAAAGATTTTAAAAAAGTAGTATCAACGAACAAGGAAAAGAAAAAAATAAAAATATTAAACGAAGATAATCAAAAGGTTAATCTAGTTATTGGAAAATTTCAACCTTTTAATAATGGGCACCTTAAAATGTGTACAAGATTAAAAAAAGAAAACAATTTACCAGTTTTCCTGTGTGTTGTTCATCCGGGTGGGGAATCCTCAAAAAGCTACCCATTTTCAGAAGAACTAATTAAAAAATGTATAGGATCTTTAACTTCAGAAAATCAAGAACTTTTTAGCGGATATAAAATAGTTTCTTCTAATTTATTAGAAGATGCAATTACAAATATATGTGATAAAGTTAATCCAGTTTCAGTTTGTGTAGGAGAACCAGATTTTCAAAACACCGTTTTACAAAGAGAATGGATTAGAAAAAAATACGATTTAAACGGAGGAGATATAGAAATATACAAAACCCCAATATGGGCAGATAATGAAAAAGTTAGAGATTCTGTAAAAAATGGAGATTTTCAAGAATTTAAAAATAAGGTTCCTAAATCTGTAGCAGTTCTTTTCAATGAATTCATAAGAGAAATCAACGAAAAGGGGGAGAAAGAAAAAGATATATAAATAAAAATAAAAAAATGTTTGAAAAAAGAATATTAAGTTTTAAGGATTTTAGCTTATTGGAAGCAAATTACATAGATCCTCCAGGTCCTGGTAGTTCAACAGATAAAGAAGCTTTTCAAAAAATGAGAGCCGCTATATTCTTTTTGAACGCTAAATATCCTTTTTTTGCGGGACCACTTTCTAAACTTAATATAAAAGAAAATAGAAAATTAAGATTCAGAACTATGGCTACTGATGGATATAGTATCCATTACGATCCAGGGTATGTTCTTTCACATTCACAAGAAGAAATAATGTGGGTGATAGCTCATGAGATAATGCACAACGTTTTACTTCATTTTTCAAGATGCCCTAAAGATAAAAAGGGATCTTTAATTTGGAATGTTGCAACTGATTATGCTATAAATCAGATGTTAACAGAATTAGATGAAAATGCTCTTGCTAACGGAAGAGCTATACCTAGTTCAGATCCTAAAAAATCTCTTGGTAAAATGCCAGGAGGATCTTTATATCCTGGATGCGGATACGTTCCCGGTGATGATAAATTTGCTAATATGTCCAGTGAACAAATCATAGCAGAACTTAATAGAATGGGATGGACACCACCAGAACCCGAAGAAGGTCAAGAACCACCTCCACCTCAACCACCAGCACCACCAGAAGTTCCTAAAGTTGGCGAGGTTATTTATGATGTAAATAAACAAAGATACGGAGTAGTAACAAAAGTTGATGAATCTACTGGTGATTTAGAATATGATCCAATACCAAAAGAAAAAGTTGGCGAATATATTAAGGGATCCTAATTTTGATTAAATAAAAAAAATATGAAAGCTAAAATAACTGATATTAGAATACAAAGAGCTGGAGATGGAGGCGGAGGAGGCGGAACAGGACCTACTCCACCACAACCACCTAAACCAGAAAACGTTGATATATGGAACGACGATCAAAATGATCCACCTCCAAGAAATCCTGATGGAACACCAGAAGGTGGAGGAGAAGGAGAAGGAGAAGGACAATATAAACAAGTTTGGGTTAGTCCATTAGGTCCTTATTCTATTGGTGAAGTGGTACCTAAAGGAACATTAGAAGATGAAGATGATACAGGAGGAGGAGATGGTACAGGTGATATTGAATCTAGCTGGGAAAATACTCTTGCTGGTGGTATAGGTAATGCACCAGCTGGAATAAGAAGAGCCTTAGAAAGATTGAAAAAACCTGTTGTAGATTGGAGGGGTGCTTTAGATAGATTTATCGATGAAGCAATTTCCAAAAGTAAATATGATCTTCCTAACAGAAGATTTCTTTCTGGTGGAGAAGCTCAATATGGATATAAGACATACAAAGAAGATCTTAATTCTGTTGTTATTGCAATAGATACATCAGGATCTATTAGTAGAAGCATGATAGAAACTTTCCTTTCTGAAGTAATGGGTATAGTTGATATTTATACACCACAGAAAACCGTAATTCTTTATTGTGACACTACAGTCTATACACCAGATATATTAGAGCCTGGAGATAAACCAGATTTTAATAAAATAAAAGGTGGAGGGGGAACTAATTTTTGGCCTCCTTTCGATTGGGTAAAAAAGAATATTTTATCTAAAGAAGATCCTCCTAGTGTTTTCATATACTTTACAGATGGTGAAGCAACATTCCCTAGTGAATCCCAATACGAGATAAGTCAATATGCAGATAGATGTATTTGGGTATTCCTTACATTTAATGGAGAACCTTATCCTAATCCTCAACCATTCGGAGAAAGAATAGATATTGCTCTTGCAAATAAATCAATAACTCAGATATAAAAAGTAAATATAAAAGATATATAGAAATAAAATAAATAATTAAAAATGAAAAGAATCCAGAATTTTAATGAATTCGTAAACGAGGGATACTTACAAAAAATAGGAGAAACTATTTCAGGTTGGTATCAGAGCATTAAAAATGCTATAAAAAGTGGATTAATGAAAATTATTCCTTCAGGACCTAAAAAAGGTACACCTTCTTATATGGTTTATACCGCTGATGGCGGATCTATTTTTGACCAGATCAATAATACGTATAAGGGAACTGAATATTATAAAATGAATAATATTTTAGATCCTTCAACAATAACTGAAGCAGTAATACCTACAACTTTTCCTCAAATGGATGACGTTCCTGATATGTCTGCAGAAGAAATAAAAATGGATATTAAAAGAAATCTTAGATATCTTCTAAAGAGTGCTGATGCAGGAAAAGAAAACGTTGCTTTTGAGATAAAGCCTATTTTTATATACGGATCTCCTGGTATAGGTAAAACACAGATAGTTGCTCAAGTTGCTGACGAAGTTGGTATGGAGTTATACGGTAAACCACTAAACTTTGTAAATGTTGATGGTGAAACATCAGAACCTGTTGACTTCTCAGGGGTACCTAAAGTTATCGACGTAAAAGAACCTGGATACGAAGATCCTCAAACAGGTGAAAAATTTCCTTACGGAAAAGGTGTTACTAGATCTAATGTTAATATAGATTTACTTCCTTTAGATAATGGTAAAGAAAATATGGGAGGAATTATTTTTATTGACGAGTTAAATCGTATGCCTGAACAAGTTATTAAAGTATTTATGAAACTTGCACAAGGTAGAAGAATTGGTCAAAACTATCAAATACCTTCTAAATGGTATATAGTAGCAGCTGGTAATAGAAAAGAAGATGATCCTAGAAATGTTAAAGAGCTAGGTACAGCTTTAAGAGATCGTTTTGATATTGTGAACTATGTACCGGATGTAAAATCTTTTAGAAAGTATATTGAAACCGGGGTTACTAAATCTGGAACAGCTCTTAAAGATATAGTACTTCCTGAACTTTTAGACTTTTTAGGATTTCAAAATGAATTCTTCCATAAATTGGATCCAGATCTTAAGAAACAAAAATATCCAACACCTAGAGCTTGGACTGATGCTTCTTTTGCAGTTAAAAGATTGATGGAGGAATATGGAAATAAACCTATACCTGATGCAATTCTTATTAGAGAATTTCAAAAGAGTGTTGGTAAAGAAGCAGCAATGGCTTTTGTTAACTTCTATAAAGTAGCTAAGACAATTCCAGTTAAAGATCTAGATCTTCCTTATACTAATCCAGATAAGGCACCTCTACCTACAGATAGAAAAGGACCTAAAGGAGGAATGGATCTTGATTATCGTGTTGCTTTTTACACTTGTGTTTCTAGAAGATCTGCTGAAATCCCAGTAACAGAAAAAGAAGCATGTAATTACACTAAATGGTTAACAAGATGTTCAGAAGCTGATCCAAATGCAATGGATTTTGGACCTGCTTCAATAACTCTACTTTTCAAAAATAGACCAGAATTAAAGAATAATACAGTGGCAATACAATGTATTGCTCCTTTAGCAGCTAAATGGGAAATGGATTTAGGAATAAATATCTAATGAAAAAATATAGTAAATTGATAAAGGAAGGTCATACATCAAAGTATGACCTTTCTAATAGTATAAGACTCTTAGAAGAAGCAATAGAAAAAATTAAGAGTGTTAGAGAAGAGATGTCTAGGATAGAAGATAGCGATAATACTGAACTTGAAGAAGCATGGAATTTAATAGACAAATATTACGGTAATGTAGTTAGAGGAGAGATATATAAGAGAAAGAAAAAGATGTACATACCAAATACATCCGCTATTATTCCAAAAAAAGGTGACAGTTAATATGAAACACATAAAATTATACGAGCATTTCTTAAATGAAGATGGTTACGGAAGAGATTATTTCGTAAAAAAGAAAGAAGGAAAGGTTTATAGATATTTTTTCAAAATAGAAGGTGAGGAATCTGAATTAGGATTTTTAGTTGAAATTGGAAAGCTTTCAAGATTAGTAAACATAGACGGAGCGGAAAATAGCTACGGCGTTCTTTCTGTTCAACCTATGAAGGTATCAATAATGGACGATTATCTTGTAAATGATTCAGATTTTAAATCTAGAGAAGATGATACTTTTACTCTTGAAAAATCTGAGTTTATGAGATTTTATAAAATATTAGGTGAGTGTATAAAAGACTACCTACAAAACAATCCTAAGGTTAGTATTATTTATGATCAAATAATGCTTAATCTTGAAAAAGAAACAGAAGAATACAAAGATGCTGTTAAGAATCTAATGAGTGGATGGAGCTACGGTAAATGGAGTTTACAAGACGGTTCATCTCCTAATATCGTAATGTATTCTAGAAGAGATCATGAATAATATTCTAAAATATCATGATTTTATCAATGAGTCTAGAATTCCTATTGCTTGGGCTAAACCTTCACAAATAACAGCAAAAGTACTTTCTTACATTGATGAAAATGAAAAGGTTACCAAGAAGGAATTAATAGAATTTCTTGAAGGGATTCCAGAGGATGCTTCTGGAAAAAAACCTTCTATGAAATGGGTTAATTCACAAAAAAAATATATTAAATACAAGGTACAAGAAGAAGAAGCAAATTACTATTCTTTGACTCCTTTAGGTAAAAGAGTTCTTAGATCTTTAAAAATTAATGAAACATCTCCTGATAAACCATCTAAAATATTAAAATAAAAAATATGGAAAACTACACAAAAATTCAGGAATTAGTAGAAAGCATGAAAAAAGACATTGATGCTTTTTATGTAAAAGGTAACAAATCTGCTGGAACACGAGTTCGTGGAGCTTGTCAAGAACTTAAAAAATTAGCTCAGGAATTAAGAGTAAATGTACAAGAATCTAAAAACGCTAAAGCTTAATTGTAATGGGATATTATCTTTGTAAAGTAAGTTTTTTTACTGGCGATGTTTCTAAATCAACAGGAAAAGCTAAAGCGACAAAATCTGAGATTCTTGTTGAAGCTGAAAGTGTAACAGAAGCAGAAGCAAATCTTCATAAGCATTTATCTGGGGAAGTAACAACTGCCCATTTAGATTTTGAAGTTACTTCTGTTGCTCAGTCTAAGATTGAGTCAGTTGTTCATTTAAAGAAATAATTAAAAATTTCTTATTTGATCCCAGTTGGATATATAATTCAACTGGGATTTATTTTTGCTCCCAACTCAAGATTCTTAGATGAAAAAAAATAAGCATAAAATAGAAGAGGAAAAATCTCCAGAAACTGGATCTTATAAACCGCCAGTTTCTCCCGTAAAAATACCTAAAGGGGACACTGGATTTAAAACAGTTAAAAAGGGATATAGAAGGTTTATCTGGTCTTGGAAAGATTTTCTTGGAAAAAAACCAAAATTTCCTAAAGATTAAAAAGGATATATAAAATAAAAAAAATGACAGCACGTTCTAAGTCACAACAAAGATTTATGGGCCAAGTTTACGGGGTTAGAAAATTTTTAGACTCTGGAGGAAAAGAGGGACTTGATCCTAAAGATATTGATCCTGAATATAGAGAAAAAATAGTTAGTACTGCTAAAGGTTGGGAAAAGAAAAAATCATTAAGGGATTACGCTAAAACTAAACATAAAAAATTACCAGAAGTTGTTGAATCTGAAACACCTGAAGGTAATCCTGGGAAAGTACCTACATTATATCCTTATCTAAATCCCGAAGCTAATCAGCCTAAGAAAAAAACCAAATCATCTAAAATGCAAAATCTTGCAGATTATAGAGATTTTATAAATAATAATAAAAAATGATAAAAAGATTCAATGATTTTATAAACGAGTCTGAAAAAAAATCAGGTTTAATGGTGATAGGCAGAACTCCTATAGATAATAATAAAATAGGAGAATGGGTTCAAAAATCTGGCTATCATGCAGAATGGAATCCTGAAGGGTATTGGTTATTCCCCGAGGAAGAATATAACTATGATAATTTAGAAATGGAAATATCTAAAGAGTTTGATCTAGAAGGAATAAATGCTAGATTTGAAGGAATTTTTTAAATAAATATACTAAAATGGAAAAAAGAAAAGACGAATTAAATGAAGATTGTGGATGTGGTTCTACTACAGAAAATATTAGACAATTCACAACGACTTCCCCTTCTAAATATTCTCAAGATCCTCTTGTGGGGAAAAAAGTAAATCTTGTAGATGGAAGATCTGGATTAGTTGATGATGCTATTAGAAATAGTACCGGTGAAGTTATCGGATATGTTATCGAGGGTAACATGGGTAAGTATAGGGTTTTCTCTAATAAAATTAAAGGGATTGATGAAAGTGCAGGACCTATGGCAACTCTTGCTTCTACTCCAGGAATGGGAAATATTAAACCTCCTATGCCTGACGGAACCCCAGGATCTGGTGATAGATTTGATGCTGTAGGGATGACAGGAAAAAGGAAAAAAAGTAAAGAGAAAAAACAACCAAATCCTTTATCTTCTTCTATAATGGATTTTAAATCTTTTCTTAAATCTTCAAAAAAGAATCAGTAAGAAATTTTGACTTATTTTTTTAAATCCAAGTGACAAAATCGCTTGGATTTTTCTATTTTATCCTATCGGTATTTAATTTGATATAGGGACTATAAAAAATAAAATTATGATAACAACAGAATTAGATTTATCAATTCCTTTCTTCCTAAAGAATTTTAAAAGCAATATAGGAAGAAGCGCTATCCAGAAGGATGGAATTTTAGTATTTGAGGTTCCTGGATTTTCCAAAGAAGACCTTAAAATAGAAATGAACGAAAACGTTATTTCTATTCAGGGTAAGAAAGAGATTTTTGGTCACAATTATGAAATCGATAAAAGTTTTATGGTTACCCACTCATTACTTTCAGATGAACCTATAACTGCTAAGGTTGAAAATGGATTATTAATCCTAGATTTTAAAAAATCTGAAAAAAAGAAGCAAACTAAAATAGAAATTCTTTAAATTAGCGTAGTGAATAAACTACGAATAATTCAAGAAGACTATAAGGATGATCCTTGGAAAGTATTAGTCTGCTGCATTCTTTTGAATCAGACAAACAACAAACAGGTAAGGCCACTAATAGAGGAATTCTTTATTAAGTGGCCTACTTCTTTTCATGTGGAAAAAGAAGACTCTTTAGAGATAAGTCAATTTATAAGAACCACTGGGTTTCAAAACTTAAAAGCAAAAAGATTAAAAGAATTCTCAGAGGTGTGGAGTAAGGGGGAAAGAGATCCTGATAAATTTCCTGGTGTAGGAAAATACGGAAAAGAAGCCTGGAGGATCTTTATTTTAAATGATCATAATTTTGTACCCTCAGATAAAAAACTAAGAATGTATTTGGAAACAAATATATAGGGTATGAGGATATTGA